TAGTAACTAATGAAAGGCATTTAGTTGCTATTGGTTCAGGTGGCGACCCTAGAAAGGTATCTTGGAGTGATAGAGAAGATAGAAATACTTGGACATCTTTAGCTACCAATACAGCAGGTGATGTACAAATACCTACAGGTGGTCGTGCGTTATTAGGTGTTAAATACCAAAACGATGTTATAGTTTTTAGTGATACTGGTATAGATAGAATGAGCTATGTAGGTTCTCCGTTTGTTTATGGTATCGCAGCAGCAGGTGCAAACTGTAAAGCTGTAAGTAGAAGATCAGTTGTGCAAACAGGAAACTTTCTTGCGTGGATGGGTGAAAACTCATTCTTTGTTTACGATGGTGTTGTAAGAGAAATCAAATGCGATGTGCATGATTATGTATATGACAATCTAAACATACAGGGCAGGCAAGCGTGCTGGGGTGGACATAACTCTAACTTTAATGAAATATGGTGGGGTTTTCCTGTAGGTGATGGACAATACACACCAAACAAATATGTAATTTGGAATTACTTAGAAAATACTTGGTCTATAGGTTCTTTAGACAGAGGTTGTTGGATTGACCAAGGTGCGTTTGATTATCCTATTGCTGGTGATTCAAGCGGTTTTGTATACGAACACGAATCAACTACATTATCTAATTCACCAAACTTAAATAGTGATGCACCATTTTGTACTAGCGGTCCAATAGAATTAGGTAACGGTGATAACTATGTGCAATGTAATCAGATTATTCCAGATGAAGAAGCAAACACATTACCAGGTGTAACGATAAGTTTTAAAGGTAAGTTTACCCCATTAGGTAGCGAAACAGACTTTGGTAGTTTTACCTTTGAAAATGACGGATATACCGATGCTAGGTTTACAGCAAGACAAGTACAAATGACTGTTACAGGTAGCACAAACCAAGACTTTCAAGTTGGTAACATAAGATTAAATGTAAGAACTAGAGGTAGAAGATAATGGATCTATCCTCACAAAGACAGTATATACAAAGAGCTGTAAACGCTAAATTAGATGTAAGCGGTACAGCGTCTTTAGAAACTATATATACAGCACCTTCTGGTGGGGACTTTGACTTTGCAATAGTAGAGTCTTTATTAGTTGGTGATGATGGAAACCAACAAACAAATATAGATATTGTTATAACATCTGGTGCAACCAATCATTATGTTTGGAAAAACCATAACATTACAGCATACGAAACCCAAGAAATGTTATCTAAAAGTTTAATTTTAACAGCAGGTGAAATACTTAAAATACAAGTAAACCATGCAAATATTAATGTAACAGCTAGTGTAGTTGAATATGCAAAAGGTGACTAATAAGGTAGTTGATATAAATCAAGCGAAAAAAGATCCTTGGGAAATTGAATGGGAAAGGTGTAAACCATTGCTTGTAAAAGCTATGAAATACCAAGATACCTATACAATTGATGACATAGAAGATAAAATAAGAAATGGTATAGCTCTTTTATGGCCAGGTAAAAAGTCAGCTATGGTTACAGAGATAATACCTTTTCCGCAAATGCTATCAATGAATATATTAGTGTTTGCAGGAAACTTTAAAGAATTTGAAGAAATGTTTAAACATATAGAAACATTTGCAAGAGAATCTGGCGTCAAACGATTATACGGTGGCGGCAGAAAAGGATGGATTAGAAAAGCAAAACACTTAGGCATAAAACAAGAAGTGTTATTAAGCAAGGATTTATAGGAGATAATATGCCACAAGCATTACCAGCATTAGCAACAGCAGGAAAAGTAGCAGGAACTGTAGGAAAAGTAGCAGGAGCTGTAGGCGCAGTAAAGAGCTTAACTGGCGGAGGTGGTTCTGCTGCTGGACAAACAACAACTACACAACAAGTTGACCCGCAAACACAAGCTATGCAACAAGACCTATATCAAAGGTCGCAACAGATTGCACAACAACCGTTTATACCTTATACAGGTCCAATGGTTGCTGGTTTTTCTCCAGACCAATTACGACAGTTTCAAGCTACTAGAGGAATATTTGAATCTGGTATGGCTTTTGATCCTACTAAAAGTTTACAAACACTAGCACAAGAACAAAGACCAACGGTTGCACCAGTAGGTTCTTTACTTACAGCTGATATAGGTGCTTATCAATCTCCTTATCAACAGCAAGTTATAGATGCAACTATGCAAGATATACAGCGACAAGCTGATATAGCTCGTAGTGGCGCACAAGAAAGAGCAATCAGAGCAGGTGCTTTTGGTGGTTCTCGTTCTGCAATATTAGAAGCAGAATCACAAAGACCTTTTGCAGAAGCTATGGCAAGAACAGCTGCTGAACAAAGAGAAAGAGGTTACGGTCAAGCTTTAAGAGCTGCTGAGTCTGATATTGCAAGACAAATGCAAATGGCTCAGTTTGCACCACAATTTGAGTTACAAGCAAGACAACAACAAGCAGGTTTATTGGGTGGTTTAGCTGGACAACAGTTACAAGGTCTTGGTTTATTAGGTGGTATAGGCGCACAACAACAAGCACTACAACAAAGAGCTATAGAAGCTCAAAGAGGCGAGTTTGCAAGAGCGTTAGCTTATCCGCAGCAACAACTTGGTTTATTAGCAACTGGTGTAAGTGGCGTACAACCAACAATGACAACAATTGGTGGATATAAACCTAGTGGCTTAGAAAAGTTCCAAGCTGGTTTGGGTCTTTTTGAGACAGCGCAACCAATATTTAGTAATCTGTTTTCACCATCACAACAAACATCACAACCTGATTTAACGGCTGGTAAGCTTTTAGGTATGGGAGGCATAAACATTTAAAATGGCAATAGGAGATTTTTTTACAGGTTTAGGTCAAAGAGTAGGCAGAGGACTAATGGAAGTTGGCGGTTACGACCCTATGCAACAAGTATCACCAGAAGAAGCTGCAAGACGTAGGCAAGAAGGTTTGGCTGCTTTACAAAGAAGTTTGGGCAGATCAGCTGCTATATTATCTGGTGATCCTAGAAGAGTGCAATTTGCTGAACAGCAAATACAAATGGCAGAACAAGAAAAAAAACAAGAAGAATTAAATAAAAAATTAGATGATGCTATTGATAAATCTAATTTACCGCAATCACAAAAAGATTTATTAAAGTCATTAAATGTGCAAACTAAAACAGAGGCTTTGATGGAAACTTACAAGCCTAAAACAGAAGATATACCAGCTGATATAAAAAAATTAAATCAATTACAGGTTTTAAGAACTAAATTTGACCCAAAGTCTCCAAACTATGATCCAAATTATACTGAAGAAAAATATAATCAAGAAGCAAGTATATTGGGTGTAAGTGCAAATTTATTAAAACCATCAAAAGAAAAATATAAAGCTGAATACATGAAACAAATGAGAACCGTTAAGGGAGCAGCTGGTAGACCTATGTATACAGAAGAACAATTAGAGCAAATGGCAGAAAGCTCTTATAATACTTTATATGGATCTACTCCAGAAGTTTTGCCAGCCGCCTCTGATACAGATGAAGAAATAATAAATTTGGGCAAAATAACTTAATAATAAATGATAAATGCCAAAATATACTTTTGAAATAGATGGACAAAAATATATAGTTACATCAGACGTACAGCCAACAAAAGAACAACTGCTTGAATTAGTAAAGCAGAAACAAAAACCATCTGAACCAACAATACAACCGCTTGAAACGGAACAAAAAGTAAAACAAAAAAATAGTTCTATAAGTTTTGAAGAACCCAAAAAACTTACTGAAGAAGAAATTAAAAAAGACCCAAAATGGATTGAAGCATCTAAAACAATTTATGAATGGGACTGGCAAAGAAAAAATCCAAATAAAGAAATACCCATTTTAAGTAATGAAGGATATGCTGAATATGGATTAGAGTATGGTAGTGGACTTGCTTTTAGTGATGTTGACTTAGTTAGAGAGGGTCAAGCTATAGGAAGTGCAACCGATAATCAAAAACAAGCTTTTGTAAATATAATGGATATGTATGATGCTAAAGCGCCTAGCTTAGCAGGAGCTGAAAGGGCTTTTAAAAATATATTAAATCCATTAGAAAGTCCAACAACTTATTTAGGGTTTGGTGCTGGAAAAATAGCATCCACAGGTGCAAAACAAATTGCAAAAGATCAAATAAAACAAAATATTTTAAAATCATTGGTTGCTAGTAAACCAGGAAGATATGCTTTAATTGGTTCAGCTGAAGGGGCTGCTTATGGTGGTGCTTATGATGTTGCTAGACAAAGAGCAAAAATTAGAGCAGAAGCACAAAAAAAATATAAGCCTGGCAGTATAGCTGAGGCTGCTGGAATAGGCACAGTTTTTGGAGGAACTTTAGGTGGAACATTAGGCGTTATATCTAATGCTGTTGCAAAAAGAAAAAAACAAAAAGATTTACAAGAAATATTATCAACCCCTGAAAAAGAAGTAGAAATATTAAAAGAAACTGCACCACAAACAAAAGAAATACTTGCACCAAAACCAACACAGGTTGATTCTAAAAGCACAACAGCATTGCAGCAAAAAGCCTTAGAAGAAAAATCTATTCAGTCAAAAATTTCACAAGAAATAGAAGAAATTGTAAGTCCAATGGAAGGGCCTTTAAATATTGCAGTTGACCAAGATGTTGGCATCTTAGGAAAAATTCCATATATAGGAAATATATATAAAAATTTAGCTAATATTACTTTAAATAAAATACAAACAAAAACACAACCTATTAGTGCTTTAGGAAAACTACCAGAGCAACCACAGTATCTTGGTGTTAGGGGTGTTTTTATGGGTAAATTAGAACGTGTTGGTGATTTAACAAAAAATGTTTTTCGTTCTTTTAATAAATTAACTCCAGAACAAAATAAACCAGTTTATGAATATTTAACTGGTAATAGAATTTTAAATGATGTTCCAGAAAATTTACAAGCTAATGCTT